CATATCTTGTTGTTGAAGAAGATGGAGATCTTGGAACATTTCACATTTGGACTGGCTCTGAATATGAAACCTTTTCTCCAGAATATGGCTGGTCACTAAAAACAGAAACAATTACAAATCAAACTAGTTTTATAACTGATGTAACATCTCCAAAATCCTTTACAGATGAAGGAGATGGCTCTACAAAATATAGAGAGTTTCAGTATATTCGAGGCATTCGTATTGCTGTTGAAATTATGAACAAGCAGGATTCTACCTTTGATTTAATTGAAATGTCTCCAAGATTAGTTGTAAATTTAACAGATAAGGTTATTGAATATAAAGTAACTAAAATGCTTTCTGACCTTGGTAACAGTTCTATTCCTGTCGGACAATTAATGGCATCGACTGGAAACCTTAGTATTTTTGATGACGATCAAGCTTTTAATGATAATAATTCAAACAGCATAATTGCTGATTATTTAAGAAAAAATATAAAATTTAATTTTTATGAAAAAATAATTGACGTAGATGGTTTTGATTATTACGTTCCTATAAAATGCTTGTATTCGGAAGGTTTTCCACAAGCTGATGTAACTGGCGCAACAGTTTCTCTTGATCTTAGAGATTTTTTCTTTTTTTTAGAATCAATGCCAGCACCAAGATTATTTATGACACAGACATCTTTGAGCATGGCCATATCAACTCTTTTAGATTATATTGGATTTACTAACTATACCTTTAGAAGAACTACTGGACAATCTGATCCAATAATACCGTTTTTCTTTGTAGCACCTGATCAAAACGTAGCAGAGGTGTTAACTCAACTTGCTGTTGCAACACAAAGTGCTATGTTTTTTGATGAATATAATAATTTTGTTGTAATGACAAAAGAGTATCTTCTTCCAACGCTAACACAAAGGAGTACAGATTTTGTTCTTTCTGGATCAAACAATCAAACAGATAGCGGAGTTGTAAAAAATGAATCATCTGGCAATTTACCTAATATTATTTCTATTGCATCACAAGACAAGAAAATTCTTAATGATGGAAAAATTACTTACACTACAAGGTATATACAAAGATCTTATGGAAGCATAAGACAGTCTAGTTTAATAGATAAAGAAAAAACTTGGATATATAAGCCCGTTCTTTTGTGGGAAGTTGCGGGAACAGAAAACCTTAAAACAATAAATGAGGTAGCGTCAAAACAGGGCAATTACGTTCTTTCGGCAATGCCTATTAATTCAAACCTGACAACTAGTGTCCCTACGGTATCTAACAGAGCAGTCATAAATAATATTTTAGATTTGGGTGAAAATGTTTATTGGTTGACAAGATACCAGGGATACCTTTATGCAAATGGAGAAATTATAAGGTATGATGCTGTTCAATACAACATAACGGGAACTGGTAATGTTTATATAAGTAGCAATTTAGAGTATCAAAGATATTTTGCATCCCTTCCCTTTAACGGAAAAATATATCCGACGGGACTTATAAGAATATATTCTCTTCCATTCTATGAAACCATAGATGGAAATTCAAGAATGAAATCTGGAGCGGTTCAGGAACATGGTCGTGGACAGTTTGGAACACCCATTGTTGAGCATACGGCTGGAATAAATACTTATTGGACAAATAACGAATACGTTCGTGGTTGTAACATGGAAACTGAGTACCTATTTACAACTGTGTCCGATGAGGATATAAATGTACCAGCCACAACGCTTGGTGCTGCTGGTGTAAATAATGTGCTTGCTGCTCAGACAACAAGAAATAGTATTATAAAAAACTTTATGGCTACTAATTTTTTAACTGAAACTCAAGTGAACAATTTAAAATCAACACAAACAGGAACTATTCAGTCTTCTGCTTTGGTTATGAATGGGCCTTCATTTAAAACTACAGAAACCCCAATAGATTTTGTTTCTTATGTTTATAAAAACCTAAATAATGCCTACAAACATTTTGGAACCAGAGTTAGAATTGTTGGCAAAATAGAAAATAGCGAAGTTCGTGGACAAACTCCAATTGGTAGCGTTCCGTATTTTCAGGTAAGTGGTGCAGGAACAAATCAAAACATAAGTATTGGAGGAGCATCTGGAGGTATTGCAGTATTGTTGAATCCAGAAACAAATAATGGTTATTATTTTGAAATAATTGCTTTAACAGAAAACAACATAGAGCAATATTTAAAAACTGATGGAAGAACTGGTGAAAGCGAAATATCAATTAATAATGTTGTATTTTATAAAATTAAAAAAGACGCTAGCAACACAGATGCCGTTCCAATTAAACTTTATGGAGGACTTGCAAATATTTTAGTAGATGATGGCAGATTTACTGGTCAGTATAGAATGACAGGGGAAGAAAATCCAACTGTTTATGATTTATCTGTAGAGTATCAAGATATTGGAAATACTAGAAGATTTTATTTATATATTAATAATAAACTCATAAGGGTGGTTGACGACACAGATCCGTTGCCTATATATAACAATATGGCATTATTTATTCGTGGATCTTCTCGTTGTATGTTTGAGAATATATATGCTCTAACCAATAATTATTCACAAAATACAGTATTTACTGTTGGAGAAACGTTGTCTAGTGCATTTGGAGATAAACAAATAGATGCAAATGAAGCATTTAGAAAATATTCTGTAAGTGGATTAATTCAGTCAACATATTTATCTGGTCTTAGTGCTCAACAACCATCAAAATATAATATGTATTTTGAAGAATTTGGAACCATTATGCGCGAATGTGCCTATTTTGATATTAGGTATGATCGTGCATACCCTGCTTTATATGCCAAACTTTCACCCACATTTAATAGAATTAAAGGATATGCTGTTTCTGGATTCCAAGCAGATTCTTATGGAGCAGAATTTTTAATATTTAATACAACAGATATGGCTTTAAACTTAGACGAAACTACGGGGAACTACTTAAGAATTCAAGGTGTTACATTTACACAGGACACAACACACGAACTTACAGTAGACGAATATTATAAGAAAAAAAGTAATCTTTCAGATCCAGAATTTCAAGGAGACTCAATAACAACATCAGCACTTGTTGAAAAAACAAGATACGATGAGATAAAATTAAGCAGACTAATTCATGGTAAAAAAGAATTTTCTATAGAAAGCCTGTATATTCAAACTCAAGATCATGCAGAAGATTTATTAGGATGGATTGTTAGTAAAACAAAAGATCCCAAGAAAGCTGTTGGATTAGATATTTTTACAATACCCACACTTCAAATTGGAGACATTGTTACTTTAAATTATCAAGACTCTGATGGTTTGAATCTTGTGGCAGATTTAGAAACAAGGTTTGTTGTGTATAATATTAATTATTCTAGATCTGGAAATGGACCATCTATGACCGTTTATTTAAGTGAGATATAAAATGACATCAGACTCAACGACATCTGCAGTGTCTGCTACGCCATTTAACATTAACTCTTTTATAGAGACAATTAGCACAACTGCGTCAAAAACAGCACCAATAGATACCATTCTTTTTGATGATGATTCAGTTCCTGTAGAGGTAATGACTGATATTATTTTTGAAGATATTGGGGGTCACGAATTAATTAATATTGCTCGTAATGATACTATTGCTGGACAGGTTATTAAATATCAACCAATAAAAAACTTATCATTAATTCAACAACAATATAATTCCAATAATATTGTCAGTCTTCAAGATACCTCAGATAGATATTTTGCTAACTTTTCTATAAAATTAGAAACAAACTTAATAAAAGAAGGCGAGGGCAGTGGTCCAGATGGAGAATACGTTTTTATAGATTCAAACGGAGACTTAATTATAGAAATGAAAGATCTGGAATTAGATTATCAAATAGAGGTAGAAATTGCTAAGGGTGGTACAATATATGAGACGGACATATAAATATGATAACTGATATTGGTAAAAACATAATTGGCAAGTACCTGCTTGGTCAGGCTCCTGCCTATGCCTCTTATATAGCCGTTGGTTGCGGTCCACAGCCCCTAGCGACTGGAGATGCATATGGAGACTATTCAGAAAAACAAAGCCTTGATTTTGAGATGTTTCGTGTTCCTATTTCGTCAAGGGGATTTGTAACAGAAGATAACGTAACAAAACTAGTATTAACAGCAGAGCTACCATCAGAAGAGAGATATGAAATAAGCGAGATTGGAGTATACTCTGCAGGAGCAAATCCATCTGCTGGCGCTTTTGATAGCAAGAGTATTTTTGGTTTTACTACAAATGAGGGATGGCAACATTACACTCAAACATCTACAATCGCCATAACCTCTTATCCAGATCCACTA